TCAACTGCATGTGAACCTTTATTAGTTTTTAATGGTTGAATTGGTATTACAGGAGAAACAGACCTATTAGTTTCTACAGAATCTTCAGTTTTTGGCAACTGTTTAAGCATTATATTTTTAAAAAATTTAGTTGTTCCCTCTTGCAAGACTTGTTTCTTTTTTTCAACCTCTTCTTGTATTCTATGGTCTTCCTCCAATAAATAATCATATACATGTTTAATCTCATCAGTAGTAATATTCTTAATTTCAGTATTCTTATTTGATAAAGTGGAAATAAGTAAATTTATATTTACGGAGGTGTTATTATCTGCGATGGTTGATGTATCATCAAATGTTGTATTATTTACCCCTATTTGAAATTCTTCCCAAAAGTGATTTTCAAATTCTTTTTTAAATATATTTTCATAAACTTCAATATCAAAACAATCTGCATCTGCATCACTACATAATTCGTAAATATTATCATCACCTGCACCAGCAGCAGGAGGAGGAGAACCACCTAATACTGTACGTCCAGCCATTTCTGTTGCCATCTTTTTATATGCATTAAGAGAAATATGGGTAAAAAAAGTGGCTATTTGTATTATTGCATTAAGATAGGGTAAATTGCTGGTAGCTTTTGGACGAGGTACTTTTGCGTTTAATACATCTACACGTTTTTCTAACATAAGAACTATTTCTTTTTTACGGTTATTTATGGCTGTATCACTATAACCGTATAAAGGACGAGTTTCTGTTTCTCCTGGAAAAGCTACATTAATAGTACTACATTTATCGTTATCTTTTTTACTCGGCTTTACCCATACAGCTTGGTCATCTTTATCTCCTGGGTTCTCTGGTTCATCTGGATGTCCAGTTTTATAACAACATTCTCTTTTTGAATCTTTTACTTGTTTCAATATCTTTTCTACATTTTTTTCATTAACTTGCCAATTATTATTTTTAAAAGAAATAATCTCGATATTGGATTTCTCACTATTACAACAGGTACAAGAAGGTGCATATATATTTTTTCTATCATCATTATCAATATCAAATGTTTGTCTATCTTCAGTTTCAATAAACCCAAATGTTATCATTACTTGATATATATTTAATAAATGTTCACAAGGTGCTCCACAATTATCAGATTGCATGTTATGTAAACATAATCCACATATATAACATTTATGAGTGGCAGGCCATTGTTCTGTATCAAAAGCTATATCACATTGTGTATCATCTGCAGTTGGGTTAATAATATTACGTGCATCTAATGCTCTATATAGAGAATTAGAATTTTTTTTGGTACGACTGAAGCGTGCTGTACCTTCAGGTGTTAGACTTGTTTCTATAAATGTTTTGAGTAATGAAGTATACGAAATAGATTTACCTTTATCTTTCTTTGAAGAAGATTCTTTAATCCAGGTATTTAATAAGTTTTTAAGTTGTTTTGAACGGTCATTGGGTGAATTACGTAACTCTAATGGAATAGCTTTACTTAATAAGGTAGAAATATCATGTATTGTTTCATATAAGTATTTTTTTAATGTCTCTTTATCTTTACCTTGAGTACAACCTGTTATAATAGTTTGAAATCTGTCTTGAATATTGTTGTATGTATCTTGCAGGTTGTTTAAACATTCTTTTGCTTTATTTTCTAATTGTTTTTTTGATAATTTTTTAACTTTTATCTTAATCTTTGATTTTGCTTTTGGTTTTGGTGGCATAGTATTTATATAATCAAGATAAAAAAACAAACTCGTAACTGTTTAAAAAATTCTGTCTAAACCAACATTATAGAAATGTCTTCACCTAAAACAATAGGATTGCCAGATAATATTCATATATCAAAACCAGCTTTCCAGAAAATGTTGTTTATAACAAATGCTCTGGAGCAAGGTTGGACAGTCCGCAAATCACAAGAATCCTACATATTCACAAAAAAACATGAAAACCGTCAAGAAATATTTCAGGAGAATTATTTAGAAACATTTGTTGCATCCAATTTGTCCACCGATTATGTTTTGAGTAGTCAATTTTAGTATTAAGAGATTACTGATACATAACAAAAAACATGATGTAGATTATTTTCTCTGCATAGTATGAATCAAACAGTCATATAATAGTATTTGGTAATATACGAAATTGTATCAATAACATGTTTATAACGAATAACCAAGTAGCAATTTATTTAGGAATATTTGAAATAAAAAGAAGTATTAATTTTTCTTTTTATTTATTTCTCTCAAATTATTTTCTTTGTATACCTTATAATCCATACATAATGGCTGGAGGTTTAATGCAACTCGTCGCCTATGGCGCACAAGACGTGTTCCTTACCGGAACCCCTGAGATTACTTTCTGGAAGGTGTCCTACAGACGCCACACCAACTTTGCCATGGAATCCATTGAGCAAACATTCTCCGGTCAAGCCGATTTCGGCCGCCGTGTAACATGCACAATCAGCCGTAACGGTGATCTTGCCTACCGTACCTACCTTCAAGTTACTCTTCCTGAGATCAACCAAGGTATGGCCAAGACCACCGATGATGCTGTCTATGCCCGTTGGTTGGACTTCGTCGGTGAGCAACTTGTTGCCCAAGTTGAGGTTGAGATTGGTGGTCAACGCATTGACCGTCAATACGGTGACTGGATGCACATCTGGAACCAACTTACCCTTTCCAAGGAGCAACAAGCTGGTTACTACAAGATGATCGGTAACACCACTCAACTTACATACCTTACTGACCCCGACTTTGCCGATGTCTCTGGTCCCTGTGCCGCTGGTGGACCCGCTCAAGTCTGTGCCCCTCGCAAGGCCCTTCCTGAGACCACTCTCTATGTTCCCCTTCTTTTCTGGTTTTGCCGCAACCCCGGACTTGCTCTTCCTTTGATTGCTCTTCAATACCACGAGGTCAAGATCAACATTGACTTCCGTCCTATTGGTGAGTGTCTTTGGGCCATGAACAAGATGGGCGGTAGTGACGGTGTCAGTTCTTCCGGTGCTTACCAACAATCCCTTGTTGCCGCTTCTCTCTATGTTGACTATATCTTCCTTGACACAGATGAGCGTCGCAAGATGGCACAAAACCCCCATGAGTACTTGATTGAGCAACTTCAATTCACAGGTGATGAATCTGTCGGTTCCTCTTCCAACAAGATCAAGCTCAACTTCAACCACCCTTGCAAGGAGCTTGTCTGGGTTGTCCAACCTGATGCCAATGTTGACTACTGTGCTTCTTTGGAGGCTGGTACTCTTCTTAACAAGACATTCGGTGCCCAACCTTTCAACTACACCGATGCCATTGATGCTCTTCCTAACGCCATCCACGCCTTTGCTGGTGAGGCCGCTGCCAGTGGTGCTGACCAATTCATCACTTCCAGTGGTCTTTTTGAGACTGCTACTGCCTCTGATGCCGCAGATACTGGTACTACACCAGCAGAAGCAGCAGCTCTCACTGGTACTGGTTCTGGTCTCTCTGATGCCGGTGCCTTCGTCCTTGCCGAGTCTGCCCTTGACATGCACTGCTGGGGTGAGAACCCTGTTGTCACCGCTAAGCTCCAACTTAACGGTCAAGACCGCTTCTCCGAGCGTGAGGGTTCCTACTTTGACATGGTCCAACCCTTCCAACACCACACACGTGCCCCCGATGCCGGTATCAACGTGTACTCCTTCGCCCTTCGCCCCGAGGAGCACCAACCTTCTGGCAGCTGCAACTTCTCCAGAATTGACAACGCTGTCCTTCAACTTGTCCTTTCTTCCGGAACTGTCTCTGGTTCTGCCACCGCCAAGGTCCGTGTTTACGCCGTTAATTACAACGTTCTCCGTGTCATGTCGGGCATGGCCGGCGTGGCTTACAGCAACTAAATTAACTGCATTATTCTGTTAATAATGGTTTTATTAATCACTAAAAAAATTTAATATTATAAATTTTATAATATTAACACTAATAAAAGAGTTCAATAGTTTGAATAGTTTTGTCAGGAACGTTGTTTACCCAGTAATCAATTTGTTGAAAGAGAACGTTCAACCTATTTTCCCATTCTTTTATCTTTGTATTAGGAACAGAAATAACACCATAACCGTTTAGTTTCCAACACGATGATATTTTTTTATCGTTTTCATCAACATAACTATCAGGATTGAAACGTATAAATGAGATAGGTCTATGATCTAAATCTTGAGAAATTTCCATCAATCTTTTGTTTTCACAAGAACAATCGTATGTATCGTGTTTATTTTCATCTACTTCCACAATAATAATATGGCTTCCAAGTTCAAGCAACAAATCTGGTCGTCTTTTGCTACATCCACCTTCAATTTGTTTATCAGCAATCCATCCAAAATCCGGAAATTTATCAATCACTTTTTCAACTACGTCATTTTCTTTCGTTTTAAAATTACGCGATGCTTCAATTTCAGGGTGGAAATGAAGAACGCAAGGTAAGCAATACCCATTATATTTTGTAATACCTCTTGTTTCACATAGAGGTGCTTTACATAATTGACTACCTCCATGTATTTTACATCTGGAAGGCATTTTTCCACAAGGACATTTTTCACAACATTTTATGCAAACAGTAATGCTTTTTCCACAAGGGCATAACTCTTTGCTGTTTGGATTGCATATAGGACATCGTCTTCTGCGTTTATTATGTTCGCATATAGATGCCCCTTTACATTCAACACAATTTTCTTTTATTTTTCCACATTTACATAGATTAGAACCAGAACAACTTTTGCATCTATCTTTACGACGTGGTGTATCATTATGAATTTCATCAAAGCATATTCCGTTTCCTTTGCATGGAATACAATTATATCGTCTTCCTCCGTGTTCGCATAAAGGTGGTGGTCCTCCCATATTTATATATAGTAACTAAAGATATTATTTTATATAATTAAAAATTAATTATATAAATTCCTAAATATTCTCCTCAAATTTTTCCTGTTCTTTTTTAAGTTTTTCCTTTTTATTTAAATAAGCACGCCTTGCATATTGTTGTTTCTTTTCCTTTGTAATATTGTTAGTATAGTTTGTTTTCTCTTGATAATCTTTGACTCTTTTCTTGTGTTCTTCTTTATTGTTTTCGTAGTAATTTTTGTTTTTGAGTAGATATTTGTTTAATTGTTCTTTTAATAAAGCATTTTCATCTTGAAGCTGTTTAATAATTTCGTCTTTATCCATAGTTATATAATATATATGAAAATATTTATATAATTTAAAAAATCGTTAAATAAATATTTAATTTATCGTTTCGTCTTATACTTTTTCTTGTCTTTTTTGATTTGTCCACCTCTTCTATGCATTGTCTTTGGCCATTTTTCGCCCGGATGGTTCACTCTGTCCCATTCGCTCGGGACTTTGTCGGGATGCCTATTCTTATTCCCATCTGCTTTATTCGGCATATTGGCGATAAGTTTTGCATTTTCTTCGTCTCTTCCTCTCTTCCTCCCTTCCTTTTCCTTTTCTGCTTCCTCTACTAATAGTTCGTTTATCGCGTTAATCTCTGCATTTTCTGCTTCCTCTACTAATAGTTCGTTTATCGCGTTAATCTCTGCATTTTCTGCTGCCACTATTGTGGCAAACTCGGGGTCAGTAAATAGGTCTCCAAAATCATCAGGGTCAGGTTTAGAACCGCCCTTTCTTGCCACACCACCTCTCTGGCGTTTTGAACGAGGTTTATTCTTGGATTTTCTCGTCTGTCGTTTTGACCGAGTTTTTCTAAATTTGTTATTGGGTTTCTTTGATTTCTGGTTTTTTCGCGTTGGCATTGATTGTTATATTATATGCATAAAAAATTGATGCATCAAACATATGATTAGACATGTATAATTTAACATGGAGTTTATAAGCGTAGAATCAAATACAACAGAGGTTACTGGAAATGTCGTAACTGAACCGGGCGATGTTACTGTATCAATGGAAGAACCCACCGAAAATACAGAAACGGATGAAATTCATGTATATGAAATTTCTGCTGACTATAAGAAGTCTACTTATCAAACTGAACAATGGACCAATACATTGTCTAATGGGAAACATGTTCGGTTTGAAGTAACAAATTACTTTTATTGGGGAACATTTGAAATAGAATTAACAGACAAAGAAAAAGAAGAAATTTTGAAAAAAGAATCAATTATATTGAATGATTATCCGGGGGTGTCGGTAGACAGCTTAGATGATGGGTGTGATTGTTATGAAGAAATTTGCAATAAGGATAGTTTTACACCCGAAGAATTGAAAGAGATACACCGCCTTATTTATTTAGACCCCGATGACGAAGAATCTTACACAAGTGATTGTGACGACACGAATACCGATATATTGGAACAAAATGGTTGGTCAATGGATGATACCATTTATGGATTTGATACAGGGTGTGAATTGGAATTAATTAGTGATTAAACAAAAACAAAAACAAAGAAACAAAACAAATACAATAAAAATA